CTAGACACCCGCAGATTCAATGTGGAAGAGATTGCGCGACTCTTCCGCGTTCCTTTGTCATTGCTAGGTCATCCAGTATCAGGCGCGATGAGCTTTGCTTCTGTTGAAGCACAGAACTTGTCATTTGTTCAGCACTCACTTCGCCCATTACTTGAGCGCCTAGAGCAAGCCTTGTCAGGTTTGCTTCCTGAGTCCGATGGCTTTATCAAGTTCAACCTTGATGCTCTACTCCGTGGCACAACCTTGGAGCGTTATGAGGCCTACACAAAAGGCCTTCGTGAGGGCTTCTTGAGTTTGAACGATGTTCGTGCCGTTGAAGATTTGGCTCCAGTTGGCGAGGCAGGCGACCAGTTCCGCGTTCCATTGCAGAACATTGATGCCGAAGATGCCAAGGATGTCGGCTTGAAACTACGCACAGAGATTGCAGCGCAACTCATTCAAGTTGGCTTTGATCCTGCTGCGGTGCTTTCTGCTATCGGAATGCCTGCAATGGCTCACACCGGATTGCCTTCATCTCAGTTGCAACAGATTTCAACCGTTGACCCTGCCGACCCAAGTGCGGCTTATGATGTTCGTGAAGCGCGAGAAGTGCCACAAGTCATCGTGAATCTAGGTCAACCAAATGTCGAAGTTGAGACACCAATCGTCGAAGTCGAACAACCAAACATCACAGTTGAAGCTCCGAACGTCGAAGTTCAAGCGCCGACTGTAAATGTTGAAGCGCCAAAGGTAGAAGTCACAAACACCATTGAGCGCAAGCGCGTTCGCAAAATCGTCAAGCGCGATGAGAACAACCGCATCGCCGAAGTTGTCGAAGAGTTTCTTGAGGGAGATGAATAATGGCAGCAGGTCTTAGTTCTTACCTAGCAAACGCATTTCTTGATGCTCTAGGCAACAACACTTCTTTTGCAGTAACCACAGTCTATGTAAAACTTCACGTCGGCGATCCAGGGGTGAACGGAACATCAAATGCGGCAACAGAAACAACCCGCAAATCTGTCTCATTCTCTGCGGCTTCTTCGGGCGCTCTTGCGAGCGATGCTGACATCACTTGGACAAACATTGCGGGCAGCGAAGATGCCACTTTCTTTTCTGCTTGGGATAATCTTTCTGCTGGCAACTTTTTATTTAGTGGCAGTATTAGTGGCAATGCCTATACTGCTGGGGATACTTATGTCATCCCTTCTGGCTCTTTAACTGTAAGCCTTACACTAGCGAGCTAATATGGCAGGCCTAATCTTAGGCACAGGTCAACTGGACATTGATCGACTTGGGCCAGTAGGAATTGCCACTTCAAATCTTGGAAGTTTAAGTGCAAGTGCTAGTGCAACAAGAACAACATTCGCAACCGCAGATGCTTCTCTTGGTGAACTAACCGCAGCCAGTTCATCTCTCGTCAATGTCTTTGCAACCGCAACATCCTCCTTCGGTTCTTTGACTGCTTCTGCGGATGCGAATGTCTTAAATTATGCAACCGCCTCGGCAGACCTTGGCGCAATACAGGCAACGGCGCAGGCGACTGTTTCACAAATTGCCACGGCCCAAGCCTCACTCGGTTCTTTAGATTCAACTGCACAAGCAATCGTCACAAACGTTGTCAATGCTCAGGCTCAACTTGGCGCTTTGACTGCGACTGCCGATTCTGAAGTTGAAAATGTCGTGACTGCCATCGCTTCTCTTGGTGGCATTCTCGGTCAAGCAATTTCGCAGGTCACGCATTTAGTCAATGCTGAGGCAAATCTTGGCAGCTTGTTTGCTAACGCAAACACCGAGCCTGAAACGCCAAGTGCGAATGCAACAACAGGCAGTCCTTATTTTGTTCAACCGAACTTCCCGCAAATTCAAGAGCCTGAACAACCACAAATTGTTGTTGCTTATGCTTTCGGTGATTCAAAGTTGGGCAAATTAAAGTCAAGTGCCTCGTCAATGATTTCATTTTCAATCACAGAAGATGAAACTGAAATCTTACTTCTACTCTAGGAAAGCCGATGCCCTATTTCATCTCAAACGAACAGTCCGACTGTGAAGGTTGGGCAACCGTCAAAGAAAATCCTGACGGAAGTTACGAGACAATCGGTTGCCACACGAGCAAGCAAGATGCAGTTGACCAAATGGTTGCAGTTTCAATCTCCGAAGGTCTTGAACCAGGTGGAGAAGTTCGACAAGTAGATTTGACCGTTCCGCAATTCATCCGCGACAACGCAGCTCGTGGTTTGGAGTTAGTGCGTGAAGGGTTTGGGGGAGATGGACTAACCGAAGGCACAAAGCGAGAAGCTCGTGAAATGGCCGCCGGTCGCATTACTGAAAACAAAGTCCGAAAGATGGCACCGTGGTTCGCTCGGCATAAGGTTGACGGCGAAGCACCGAAGAACAACGATTCATCTGATCCTGAATATCCAGGAGCAGGGTTAGTCGCTTGGCTTTTATGGGGTGGAGATTCCAACTTTAGTGACAGAGCGCAGAACTGGGCGCAACGCAAGATTGATGCCCTAGATGCTGAGGCCGATTCAAGGAGCAAAATGAAGAAAATTGAACGTCGCACCTACAATGTGCGAAATGTCGAGGCTCGTTCCGAGCATGACGGAAAAATGAAATTAGCCGGTTATGCTGCGGTCTTTAATGATCCGAGCCTTCCGCTACCTTTCAGAGAGAGCATCGCACCAGGCGCATTCCGCAAAACTTTGACCGAGACACCTGATGTGCGCCTTCTAATCAATCACGAAGGTTTGCCACTAGCTCGCACAAAGAATGGAACTCTTGTCCTTCGTGAGGATGACAAAGGCTTATATTTTGAGGCCGAACTAGCAAACACACAAGAAGCCCGCGACATCTACACCCTTGTTGAAAGAGGCGATGTTGACCAAATGAGTTTTGCTTTCCGTGTCATTCGTCAAAAGTGGAGTCCTGATAGAAGCACCCGAGTTTTGACTGAAGTTTCTCTTGCCGATGGTGATGTTTCAATGGTGACTTATCCTGCCTACCCAACAACATCCGTGATGGCTCGTGAGGCTCTTAGAAGCGCAATCCAAGCCGTCAAAGAAGGCCGTGAAGTCACAGGCGAAAGCCTTGCAGTTCTTAAGGCAGTTTTTGAAGATTTGTCCGAAGGACACGAATACATAATGAAGTCCGTCGAAATGATGGCTTTGTTACTTGGTGAAGGTGTCGAGGAAGAAGAAGAGAACGAAGTCGATGGCGATGACATTGACACTCTTGACCCTGAAAGCAACACCGAAGTTGAAATGGAAGAATCCACAAGTCGCAAGATTTCTCTCCGCCTAGCAAAGGCCTTGAGAAATAACCTTTAATTTTCTGTCAGAGTAACTGACAGATTCACGAAGTCGGAGCGATACTCTCACCCTTAAAGCGCCGAGAGGCTCATCGCCACCACCTCGATTTTCAAACCCACCTATCAAGGAGCAAAATTAAATGTCATATCTTGACAAAGTAATTGAGCGCCGTGATGCAGTAAAGGCAGAAATGGATGCAGTTCTTGAGGCAGTAGCCGCTGAGAACCGCACCGATTTGACTGCCGAGGAAACCGAGAAGGTTGATGCCCTCGTCGCTGAATCACGCACACTCGATGACAAAATCGAAAAGTTGACTGCTCAAGCAGCAGCCGACAAGAAGGCAGAAGAGGCTCGCAAGAGCGTTGCTTCTGTTGCAACTCCAACTGTGACCACAAAAATCACAAAGGAAGTTCGCACCTACACACCAGAATCAGGCACTTCATTTATTATGGATGCCTACAACGCACAGTTCAAATCTGACTATGCAGCTCAAGAGCGCCTCGCTCGCCATCAGCGCGAAGAGGAAATTGAGCGTCGCGATGTTGGAACAGGTGCATTCGCTGGTCTAGTAATTCCTCAGTATTTGATCGACCTTGCAGCTCCTTTGGCTCGCGCTGGTCGCCCTTATGCTGACTTCGGAACCACAAAGCACACACTTCCTGAGTCCGGAATGACCTTGAATATCTCAAGAGGCACCACCGGAAGCTCAGCAGCAGCACAAGACCCACAGAACAACGCTGTATCTGAAACAGATATGGATGACACATTGCTAACAATCGATGTTGTCACCGTTGCAGGTCAACAGGATGTTTCTCGTCAAGCAATCGAGCGCGGCTCAGGCATTGATGCCTTCGTTGTCGCTGACTTGATTCGTGCTTGGCAGACAAAGCTCGA